TGACTTCGCGTATAAGTTTCATTCTAGTTATCCTTATCTATAGGCCAATGGTGTGCAAAGAAGTGAGTCGCTTGGTGAACATGCAATAGTATCTGTTGGTTCTTTTGCCACGATTTCCACAAATCCAGCCGGAATTGTAAAGGTCCCAATGGTGCCGCCAGTATTAGCAACTGTAACCACCGAATTTGCCGTAGCATATACTCTTACAAGTGATGCAAGACTGATGTTGTTAGCAGTAGTATTAGCTGTAAACTGCGACCCTTTAACTTTGAGAATAATATCAACCATTATACTGCTTCCTTTGCAAACGCTAGGATTTCGTTAAACCCTTTGGCATCCGACATCAGACGTTCTTCCATCTTTTTCTTATTTGAAGAATTGAGTTCATTGAAGAGAGCATTCAGAGTCAATGCCTGTTCTGAAGTGAGTTTTACAGATGAACCATCACTCAATTTCATAGCACCTGCCTTAAAGGCTTCGTCCATATATTCTTCCATTTTATTGGCAGCTCTATTTAAACCAGTGACACGATTTTGTCCCTGCTTATAATCTTTAGATGTTAAGGTACCTTTATCAAGCTTTTCTCTTTTACTTTTTAGATCAAGAGCGGCTTTGGCGTGGTAGTTACGAAGAGTTTCTTGTGAAACTTCATCAAGAGCAACTTCTTCCATTACATAGACGGTTGAGTGACCATGTTTCTTTGCCCACTGCTGTGCAGACTTTTTAGCATCAGAGAACTTACCACTAGGAGCTGAATACACTTCCTTTTCGTTCTTATGATCTACATCACCCATAGCCTTGTGAGTGAACATCCAAGAACCCGTACCCCCGGAAGCCTTCTTACCGTGCGATCTTAGGTAACGGTCATGACGAACTTCAATAGCTTCATCGAGGTCGACTTCTTCCTTTGTAGCAAGAACTTTAGCTCTGCCGGTTTGCTTATCAAATGCTAGGTCGCGACCAAACTTACGCTTACGATACTTATCAGAACCATCATCACCTGATGGTTGATCTGCAAATGCTTTCTGACGATATACATCTAGTTTCTTATCTGATACTTCATCAAGTTCAACTTCCTCGTTAACTTTTTGTACGTGCTTTGATTGAAACACAGTGTTAGGAACGTTTGATTTCATGTGACCTGCATCTATGGCTGCCTTCTGCGCCTTTCTAATAGCTTCACCGGCAGTTCTGGCTTTCACCTTGTAACTCTTAGTAGACTTGGTTGGGTGTTGCACATTCCATGTTGAGTGCGTCATAGCTTCATCAAGTTCGGCTTCTTCTTTCATGGCAGATTTAGTAGCAGTAGCATACATTACTGATTTCCATCTATCACCATAACGCTTTTGGAAGTCAGCTTTATTCTTTTTCATGCCCTTTACAATATCTTCACGCTTTTTCATTTCAGCATCTGACATTGTTTCTTCATATACCGAAGCATCTTCGCCATCATGAAGTGAAGCTTTTTTGCTTTTATCTTTCTTGATATTTTTTACTGAAAGCTGGTCAGGCTTTCCAGCTGGATAATCAATTATCTGAACAGTGTGCTTATCAATAAATTCTTTTTGACGACGTGGTGTCGGATCAGTAAGTTCACTGATGATGTCCTTAAATGTTTTCATCCTCGGGTTCCTCTATATCTAGGTTTTCTAAATCTTCAACATCATCATCGTCTTCTACGTCTGAATCCTCAAGCTCATCATCATCTAATTCTTCATCGGAGTCGTATAATGATTGTGCTAATTCTTCTCTACGAGCTTCAATAGCAGCGGCCATTTTTGCTTGGATTACATCATTAAAAGCATTTTGTACATCAACTGGGCTGCCATTGTGTGCGGCCTTAATAATATCTGCAATTGTCATAGGTTCCATATTCATTCCTTTTAAATATTTATAATATTGTTATTTCACAACTTTAACTGGAGTTGGCTTTGGTTCAGGTTCGGGCTCTGGTTCTGGAGCATCCTTTGCCTCTTGTTCCATTTCCATATCTATATCCTTAATATCCTCATCTGATTGACGAAGAATATTTTTACGAATCCACTTCTTTGAGTAATACTCGCCTGAGTAGTCATTAATTGCTTGTAATGTCTGAAGTCTTTGAGTAAGAATTTCCTGCTCTTTAAGTTCTTCAAAATGATTGTCTTGTTGAAAATCATAGCGAATGTTGTTTTTAATTTCTTTCCATTCATCAATTGTCATAACATTTTTAAGGACAAGTTGCTTTTCCAAAATCTCATCAAACAGAATAGAGAATCTTACACGAAGGCGGCGAATAAACTTATTAAATTTGACTTCATCTCGTGAAATTTCTGATGCACGACCCAATGAGAATCCAGTATCCGATTCCATTCTTGAAATAGGAACATTAAGTGCTTTATAAAGATTCTTTTGAAAATAGAGAATATCATCAATTTCACCTAGATTTGCACCGCCAGGTAATGTGGTAATCTCTGTACCACGCTCACCATTTCGGCGGGTCATCCAAAAATCTTCAAGCATTGTCATGTGCTTACGGTCGTCTCGGACTTCACCAGTTGATGCATCATATACCAAACGATTCTTATGACGAACCATCATATCACGAAGATATTGTTCAGCTTTAATTTTAGGTAAATTGCCAACGTCAACATAGAAAATACGACGTTCAGGAGCTCGGGCCAATCTGTAAATGACAGCGGCATCTTCAAGCATTTTTAATTGGTTAAGAGCCTTAATTGCTTTATGAAGATTTGAAAGGACTAGAGTATTACTCTCATTTAGAATACCTGAGGTTACCTCAATAATTGAATCCGTAGCAATACGAACACCTTTTACACTTTCACCTTCAATTGAACTTGATGTTAACTTTGTGCCGAAGCCTTTATCATTGAAAATATAATATTCATTTTTAGTTTGTGATAAGGTCGCGTCAGATGTAACATCTTTTTTCTTTGCAACTTCACGTATTTTTCTTAACTTACGTGGGTCAACATAACGAAGTTCTTGTATTCCAAGTTTAATATTTTTTTCATCAATAATTGCATGATATCTTAAGCGACCATCAACATACCATTTTTGAAATATATCATAACCTTTATTCGAAAAGTCGAGAAGATTTAATACTTCGTCAAACTCATCTGTAATTCTTTTCTTAATATTTGCCGAAAGATCGGTATCATCAAGATTAATTTCTACTACTTTTGAGTCATCAGCAACAACAATAGATTCATTTACAATATCATCTATGGCTCTGGAAACTTCCGGGTGCATTTCCATTAAACGATATCTTGTAATGAGTTCTGCTTCAGACTTTGCAGTACCTTCCATATCAAGAAATGCACCATAACCAGGCATGCTGGTCGATGCTGAAACATTTACTGCGCCGTCATCATCCTCACGTTCCACGAAGGACTTCAGATCAGTATTATCTTTTCTCTTGATTTCAAAGCCAAAAAGTTGCATGTATTTTCCCTTATAGATTACGGAGGGGAAATAAATCTCCCCTCCTGCCTAATCTATTTATGTTAGGCTTGAGTACCTGCGTCGCCGGTATTACCGCCAACGACACTCCACCAATCGTATTGGAATGTAACATCAAATGTTTCGATTACATCTGTAGTACTCCAATCCATCGCAATACCAGTAATGTCTGATGGATACAGACCATTAAACTGATATGTGCGAAGGGTTTCGCCAGTTTTAGAATATTGTATAATTTGAGCTTGAGCCTTATAAAGCGCGGGCGCAGCACCACCAGTAAGTCTTAGGTTACCTTGGTGCGAATTGATTGCACTCATCCACTGTTCCATGGCGTTACGAATAAGAAAATCTTCATCATTCATAACAGTAACAGTCCATGGTTGGAAAGTACGATCCCCAGCGATTTTGATCTTACGACCAAAATATGGAATTTCAATTGTTCCTAGCGCTGATTCTGGAATTTGAGCCGCCTGAACCATAAATGGCACCTTAATGTCTGCAACTCCATTAATTGGGTTCTGAATTTGAACCTGGAAGTTTGCAGCTTTAGCACCACCATAAGTCAGTTGGCTCTTCATTTCGTTGATATTAAAAGCCATGTTTTTTCTCCTCTACTACCTATTTATTAGAACTGACCTACGATTTCTTCAAATTCTACACCAGTGCGAACAGCAACAAAGTTGAGTTGGATGTAGTTAATTGAGCGAGCAGGCTTGATGTAAATATCACCAACAAACTCGTTTCTATCAATTACCTCACCAGTGTTGTTTGTATCGTCGCATACAACTCTAAAATCATAGATACCACGGCGACCTTGTACGTCACGTAGGAATGGTTCTACCAGGTTTTTGAATTGTGCACGAGTAAATGCATCGTTAAATTCAAATAGAGTTGATCTAGCAGCACGAGCAATTGCTTTTTCAAGAACGATAAACAGACGACGAACGTTAATGCGGTCAAATGCACTATCTAAGCCAGACAATGTTCTGTCACCAAATAGAAGTGTTCCTTGACCAGGTTGTGTAATTACTGGGTTAACACCAGCAGGATAGAGAATGTCGCGTTGTGCTTTATTTGGATTGAAGGCTAGTTTTACAACGTTTTTAATGATACCACGGTTGTAACCAGCTGGTGACCACCAAGGATCTCTATCGTTATCAGTACGAGCGGCTAGTCCAGCCATATCGCCATTCAATGGAGTGTAACGATACTTATCATTGTACTTATCGTAGCGATATTTGTACCCTGAATCCATGACAGCATATGTTGAACTGCTTAGAGCAGTTCTGAAGGCAATTATTGCATCAATCTCGCCACCAACTGCTACACTACCTGGAACAACATCAGCTGCGGCAGGTGAAATATACGCCACACAATCTCTGCGTGATTCTACAATATTGTCAATGATGTAATTTGCAAGACCTGTGTCGTCAGTTCCGTGACCAGCTTTACCCTGAAGAATTAGTGAAATGTCAATATCCTCGGCGGATGCAAACAAATCATATCCTTCGGCAAGATCACCAAGTGTAACGGTTGATTCGGTAGCACCATCAGTACCGCCAGCCATAGATATATATGCTGCCACGTTGTTTGCAGTTACTGCAGTACCAGTTGAACGGATCCAGCGGCTTTGTGTATCAATAACATCTTTATAATAGACTGAAGCGCCTTGACTGCTTTTGACACCTGATGCGATTGCGACATTTTCATATACTTCCAAAATGCTGCCAGCAACACCAGAGATGCCACCATCTTCGTCAATAACTGCCGCATGGAATCTACCAGAAGTTGGAGCAGCACTTACATTTTTATAGAATCCCCATTTTCTAGTTGCAGCAGCGGCAGATAGAGCTGCTTTTAGACTTAACTTTTGAGCAAAAGTAACAGTAGTACTGACAACTGAGGTAACAGTGAGATCCTGGAATCCAATAGCGTTCGAACCTACACGTAGAATATCTCCAGGCGCAAGGTTAGCTGCATCGGTAACAGTTGCAGTAACTGCACCAACTGACATTGTGACACCAGAAATAGCAAAACTATATGCGTTAGCGGTAGTGCAAGTTGACACCTCAAGATTATTACCTATAGCACCTGGCCATTTAGCAATAAACTGTCCGATAGTGGTATTCGATACGGTATCAATATACTGTCCTGCAGTACCAGTTCCAACAGCATTGTTAGCATCGGATGAAACTACGCGAACTGTATATAGTTTATTTGAGTATGATAGAAAATCTGCTGCAGTAAAGAATGTTTCTGCATTATTATCAGTTGGTTTACCGAAACGCGCTACTAGATCACTTTCTGACGTAACTAGGGTTCTTTCCAATACTGGACCCCAATTAAATACACCAGCAATAGCAGCTTCAGTAGTACCCACGGCTGGTACGACAGTAGTTAAATCGAATTCACTTACATTAATACCTGGACTTACTTGAAAGGCCATTTCATTTCTCCTTTATGAATTGTTAATTGTATAAAGACTTTGATAGTAATTCTTAGAATTATTTATAAAATAACAAAATCAGAAAGTGATCCAGTTTTGCTGCACAGTATCAATTATATCCGGCTCATCATGGCCAGTATTTAAAAATCCTAGAGGAAGCATGTCTGCCTCCATATCTTCTTCAGTCTTTTCTCGCAATTTGGCAAGAGTATTTATGTCTGTCATTTCTCTGAAATATTTTTGATCTGATAGCCATGCAAAAAGAACCAGACACATTACCATATCATCATGTGTACCAGATTCAGCCTCGTAACTTCCACCCTTACGAGAAAATGTTGACAACTCATTAATGGTATGATAATCATTAAGAATAAGTTGATCTTGTTCTACAAGTAGTTTCAAAACACTACAGCCAATGGCTTTTACAGATTTTGTAGTTCTGACACCTATCTCGGATGTCTTACCGCCACTCGAGATAATCTTACCGGATCTGCCATTATTTTGTGTGAAAAGAATGTTTTCATATTCGTAATCATATTGTAAAGCTTCAGCCACCTGTTGGCCAATATCATTAATTTCAACTAGAATAGCGGCTTCATTATAAGCTTTGACTATTCGGAAGATAAGTTCTGCATAGTCAAGAGGTGTTATAAAGTTATTACGATATGATAAAACCTGACGATACGGCATTTGCGTTACATCAATTATCTGAAATGCAGAATAGTCAAGTCCACGACCTCGTGAAACGTCGACAACGCAACTGTATACATGGCCGACTTTGGGTTCTTCATATACGCTAATATCGTTTGTCGAACTTATCGGTTCTTTGATTACAAGCGCTTTAAGTTTAGAACCAGTGATAAGAGTACCAGACGAACCTTGGAATTCACATTCAAATTCCTGAGCAAACTTCTGTAGGTCAAAATCCATACCAGATAGAGTTTCTTGTCTCCATTTCTCATCTCGGCCAGGTACTTTATACCAAGGAACCTCAATATAACCATAGCCGTTTGCCCCAGTTTTGGCACCTTCACATGTCTTATAGAAATGATTTAAGCCATTCGGAGTTGACGTAAAGAGAATCTTGGTTGTTTTACCTGATGAAATTGTCGGGAACACAGAGGCGAAGAATTCGTCCCAGCCTTCAACGAATGCCGTTTCGTCGATGTACAAGAACGAAATAGATTGACCACGAATAGCAGATCCTGATGTTGCCGCCGCAATAATTCTGGATCCATTTTCAAATTCAACCGAACCTTTGTTCCATTCAATGACGCCTTGTTGCAACCATTTTGGTAATGCTTCAAATGCAGTCTGAATACGAGAAAGGATTTCACGAGCCGCATCACCTTTGTTAGCCAATAGTGCAATTGTCTTATAGTCATTAAACATTGCATAATGTAGAATTACCACAACGGCGGTGGTAGTTTTACCGGCCTGACGTGATGTATTGACTGCTACTCGACGACCATCAGTAATCTCTCTAATGATATCTTTCTGATATTCATACAATTCAATTGGAATAAGTCCGTGGTCGACGTGTACAATCTGAATATACTTTTCGGCAAAATAGATTGGATCGTTTGCACATTTTAAGTATTCTTGAAGAAGCTCTGCTGTCCATTCAATGGCAACATTCTTCTTCTTTAAATTGGAATTACCACGAAAGCCATCTTCAATCTGATTCATTACGCATACTCTTTAACATTTTTTGAAGTTCGGCCGGAGTGCCCACAAAGAGATTGTTATTGGTTACATTATTTTTTGCTTCTTCTTTAGGCTTTTCGTCCTCTTGCTTCCGTCTGGAAAGTTCTACCAATTCCTTATTCGCATCAATAAGCGTTTTCATTGTGGCGGCTAAAACTTCATAAGCTCGAGGGTGTTGTGATTGTGTGGCAACATCTAGTAAATCTTGAAGTGCCTGGTGACCAGTACTGATAACTTCTATAAAGTTGTCTCTGGCATATTTGTAATCTCTGTCAGCATCTGACGTATCGACTTTTGCTAACGGCTTATTGGTGGTTTCAATAATTTCAGCATCAATAACATCTTTTAAAGGTGCTAACCCTAAATGTTTAGCAATATCATCATCCATTATTCAACATAATCCTCTATTTGTGTAATATACGCCCAATCATCATCAAAGTTAATATTGGCATATGGAACGGTTTGACTGATATCAGTTGTTGGTGAACCATTTGCAGTCAGACCTGGCTGAACCGTAATTGTTTCGAGACCAGTATTGGCGGTTATATCGCCATATATATCTATTTCAACAAATTTAATTACCTTCTTTTGTGTCACTGGACCAAAATAATAACCTTTTAAGGTAAAGTTTAAAGTCCAAATAAGAGTACGACGAGTGAGATAATCAGAATCATACGTATCTTCAGTGCTAATACTTTCTAAGATAATAGGTATATCAAAGTATTCGTTTAATGTATCGACTAGTTTCACAGTAGGCGTAAAGTCCGGTCTGAAGAATGGAACGATTTGCTCCAGAATCTTGGTGCCATCTTCTTGATATTTAGTCATAATGTTAAGTTGGAATGCTAGATTATATGGCGTAGGTGTAAATATGCTATTAAAATTGGCGTCGTTGGTTGTATTTGCCTTTGATATTCTTTTAGGTGAGGTTAAGTTACGCTCACCATCATATGTCATACCAGTAATCTCAAATGTAATTCTAGGTAAAGTAATAGCAGGAGCAGTAAGATCTGGATCCTGCTCAATACGAGATAGAAACTTTTGCATGGGACCATAGTTAACAGGAACTGTCATGGTCTGAATAGTATTAGCAGATAAGTCCTTTCGGGTAATCTTAATAGTATTAAAGAGTGTACCGAAAACCGCTACATATCTTCTTGTCGTCTCGTTGTAAAATGTATGCCCAAACATTAGTAATTACTTTCCCCGAACGGATTTGCTTCAGTGAAGTCAATAATGCTATCCGCAATTGTTTCGATTGTAAAGTTATCCGCAAGAAGATCAACTGATTCGACATTGGCGATTGCAGAGTTAGTCGTAAGTATATATCTATTAAAGAGTGTATCAATTTCAAGCACGCCAGTATTAAATCGTTCCTGTGAGTACTCAAAGAGTTCACAACGAAGATCATAGGTCTGCAATGACCCCATCTGATAAAAGATTGCTTCATGTTCTACATGTTGAACTTCAAAAATCTTATTATTCAATGGGAAGTAAATAAGATCGCCTTCGTTTGGTCGAACCTCTTCATTATATAAACCAACTTCTGAATTAAACTTTCGCATGGCAATCGTAAAGGTAATAGAGTCACGAATTTGCAGGCCAAATTTAGATAGAAAATCACCATCGCCTTCAAAGCCTTCAACATTCTTAATGTACATTTCCACCATATATGCGGCATCAAATGTTGATAGATCATCTTCGTTAAGTAATTCATCCTTTGCACCAAGAGTCCTTGGAATATACCAAACATCGTGACCGTATATGCGGATACTTTCAATAATCAGATCTTCAATAAGATTCTGTTCGCCAGAATTTGTAAAGTTATTGAAGTAAAAATTTGTGGCCATAGTTTATCCAATCAGATCATGGACGGGAAGCGAATATGAACTGATCATTTCATCCTCAAGTTTCTTAATCTCTTCAGCGGCGTCCTCAAGAATTTTTTCGCCGTTAAATCTTACACCACCCGGAAGTTGCATATCAGAGAACTTAGTTAAGTTTGATCCCCACTGATATTTGATTTTGGCCGCCGCATAAGTCTGAAGCCACCGATCTTTCCATACATCAGCATAGGTTTCTGGGTTGACAATCTGATAAGCTTCAACAATAATGTAATCATTAACGTCCAGTCGAGTCCAATTTGTATCAATATGAAGTTTATTGACATGTCGATTATAGCGAATTGGCTGTTGACCGACTAACATCTGCTGCATAAATTGGATATGTTCGAATGTCATGTAGTAGTGTAACGATTCAAAGTTAGCCAATTCATAGAGATTATTTAAAACAAATTGGTACTCAACGTTGAACATACCCGAACCAGTCGAAAGGCTTGTCGACAATGGGAAGATATTTACAACGCCAATAATATTTTCTGGTATTGTGATATACCCATTCGCCTTATCTTGAGATGTCACTTGATATTTGTAGTATGTCTTTTCAGTACCGTCAAAGTGATAATCCCAATAATAAGAAAGAGCTTCATCTACCCGATCGTCTACTTGATCTGGATCGACGTTGATTTCAATAACAGGTTTACCCAACTTACGTAGGCACCATTCTTTAAATTCTGTTCTTGTCGTTGGTTGTGCCATGTTATCTCTCCATCAACTTTTTGACTAAAGCTTTAAGTTCTTCAATGTCTGATTTCATAGTATTTATGGTTTCATTTTGGTCCTTAATAGCTTCGATGAGAACACCTACTATGTTGCCATATGCAACAGACTTATATTCTCCATCCAATACAACTTCCGGAAGAACTTCTTCCATCTCCTGAGCAATAACACCAACACCGGCAATACCATTTTTATTAAAATAGACACCACGCATATTTTGAACTAATACTAGAGCATCCTCAATCGTACGAATATTAGTTTTAACTCTAATATCAGATGTTGATGTAATATCGCCAGCAGCAGTAAAGGCTCCTGTGCTTGGGTTAAAAGTAAGTTTTGTTGACGATACGTTTTCAGCAGATATTGACCCAGATGTTGCAGACGTAAAGGTTAGATATCGTGTTGCGTTAGTCGTAGTATCGTCTGATATAGTGATACCACTCGTTACGGTAGCCCATGATCTATCACCGCGAAGATATGTTGAGGTATTGGCAGTACCAGAACCTAGAACAGCAGAGGTCACTATCTCAGTTTGTACGTTTGCAAGTGTTTTTGGTCTGATCGCACCATCACTTGCTGTTTCCACAAAGTAATGTGATGCTGCAGTAGCAGTATCCGCAGCGCTTGTTGTAATAGTATTTGCAGAGAAGTTGCCACTTGCATCACGAGCCACTATCGCAGATGCAGTAGCTAGATTTGTAGCGGTTGTAGCTGCGTTGGATACTTTACCTGCAGTCGAAATAGTTGCTAGATAAGTATCAGTAATAGCAGTTGCGTTCCAAGTACCAACTGTTACGGTACCAAGTGTTGTTGCACCGGCTGCGTTAACAGCAGCTGTTGTTACGAGTTCGGTTCTTGTATTAGCCAGTGTTTTTGGCAATATGTTTCCGCTAGCAGTCTCTACATAATAGTGAGTCGCTGTAGTAGCGGTATCTGCTAGACCTGCAATCGTAATATTAGGAGAACTGATAGTAGTTGTGCCGGCAACACTTGAACCAATGTTGATATTAGTAGTAGACCCAGCAGCACCATCGGTGCCTAAGTTAACGGTTTTTGTAGTAGCGGTAGCTGTAGCACCAGTCGAAATGTTAGTGGTACTCGCCGCTGTGCCGTCATATCCTAGATTCAGGGTGGTAGTGGCACCGAACGCGTTCACAGTTGTGGCGGTTGTATCAAATAGACCCATGGTTGCACTAGCTGCAACAA